CCTCGCTGCTGGGTTTGATGTAGATCGTGTTGTCCTCATACGAGCAAAGCCCCTCGTCATCATCCGCGATGTTGACCTCTGGTGCATCGGACTTTCTAGGGGCACGGAAGAGCAGCTTCCACTTCTCTCCGTTTATTGTCAGCGTTCGCCTGACTACGTTTGGCATGTGAATAACTCTGGAGGAGGTTAAAAGAAATGTAAAGAAATTTTTACCACTTCACGCGGTTGGCCCAGTATGCCGCAGACATTGTGCCTTTGGAGATATTCTTTGAATGCCTAGCCTTAAATGATTCGCGGCGTTTGCGATATGATTCAGACTCGCCGGACTTCTTTGGACTCCCGCTAACGCCTTGCTGCCCAAAGCGAATAACCTTCTTTTGGCTTCCGCTCTTTGCGTAAACAACGTGGCTTTTGGTAGGATGGGACGGGGTGCGCTTCGGTTTGTTGTATCCCGAAAGACCGAGACGCTTCATTGTCCCGTTAGATTTTTCTGTCGCCATGAGTAAGTGCCTCCTTGATGATTTGCTTTACGTGGTTAATCTGCCGCGCCTTCAGACATTTGGCAAGCACTTCCCGCAACTTAGCGATCTCCTTGCGGAGTTCCTCTTCAGTAGGCATAAGCAATCTTCATTATCCCGTAGACCGCGATCAGCGACGTGCAGATGGACATAAGCGCCAGCACGAATATTTTGTATTCATCTTCGTTCATATTGTTAAACAATAAAAGTCTTGGCGAAGTCGTAGGCTTTGTTCCAGCGGTTGACCAGCCCCACCCAGAACTTGGCCCTCGCCCCTACAGGGGGGGCTACCTTGCGCTCATAAGCCTCTCTAGCGCGTCGGATGGAGGAGAGTAGGGCATCGGGCTTCTTCAGCGCCTCAAGCAGCGTAGCGCGGGTTTTAGGCCCAAAGTTGCCGTCATCTATTACACGCAAGGCAATCTGCAAAATACGTAAAGCTCCACGTGGCCCACGGTTGAATACAGAATCTCGCAAGAATGCCTCTATCGCAGGGTGGGTTGTCCACTTCGTAACAATATCCGTATAAGCCAGTAGGTAGTCCACGATGTATTCCTCCGCAGCGGGGAACCTCTTCGCCTCTAGAAGCTCTTTAAGCCGTCTCGCAGCATCTGGGTGGAATCTGTCGTTAATCCCAGCTATTTCGTAAGTCCCTCCCCCGTCAGCAGCAGGCAGCTTGTAGACTCGGAGATTCCCGTTCTTGTCCCGCCTCGCCTCGACAGAAACGATGAACCGCGCCATCTCCAGCCTCTGTGCCAAAGTGGATCGCATTAGAAGTCAGCGTTACCTCTGATCTCACCCTTCAGGGGGAAGACAGACATACTGAAAAACAAACTGTCCAGCAGACGCACAATAAACGAACGACGATCTTCAATAGGATGAATCTCAATCGGGTTATCATACCACACGTGAGACGGATACGGTATTTGCGAATAGCAAATGTTCGCACAGATGAGCAGCAGGAATACGCCGAATACCTTCTTGCGAACTGGTTTCGCTCTGCGAACCTCTGCCTTAGGATTGAACTTGCCTCCGGGTGTCGTTCGCTTGATCTGCTTCCTAGCTTTAACCCGCCCGTAGATCGCAAGCGATGCGCCGATAAAGTCCATCACGAGCGTAACGATCTCGGTCAACTCCTCGTTAACAATATCGACCTTGAGATACTTAAGAAGCTGGGCAAGAAGCAGGACGATAACACCGATAATCGTCCGAGATTGCCACCAAGCTTTCGTCTCTTCGCTCATTGCTTGACGCGCTGCACAGCCAACTCGATTGCAAGATTGATAACAGAGTTCGCCGCCTCGATTCCACGTTGTTTGGCGGCTGTCTCGATACGGACAAACGCAGCCTTGCGCTTTTCCTCGTTCGTCTTGTTGCTCGTCAGCAAAGAGGAGACAACTTCAAGTGCGATAGGAAGAATGTCCGCAAGCAGTTTAGAAGTGCTGTCCCGCAGAATAGGAACGATAAAAGTAAGAACCGTCTTGGATGCCCCTGTAAGAAGGGCGAGCAACTTAGTTAGTATGTTTTTCATTTCTCTTCTCTTTCTCGATGTGTCGTTTTTCCAGCATAATAAAGATGGAAACAATCGCGGCAATCGTTCCGAATGCAAGCGATGAGACGCGGAGCCACGCCTCAAGATGAGGGAGGAAGCTGATAGCGAATGCGAGAAGAGATGTCATACTTCCAAGAACTCCGTGGGTTTGGGATTGAATCGGTGTATCAATATTCATATCCAGTTATCTATATTGTTAAGAGTAGGTCGCTGTCAATCTATCATCCCACTCTACGTTGGTAGCTGTAGTGGTAGTTACGTTGCCGCCAGAGTCAACTACGTTGCGGTAGATTGTCCACACAGGAGAGGATTCGGAGGAGCCTAAAGGAGCCAGCCCGATGTAAGATGTATCTGTAACAAAATCAGAGCGAATTTCTTGAGATAACTCAATCGTTCCGTCCTTGTTCGGGATTACGAGCGTTCTAACGGTAGCGGTAGATACCCCAGAGACGTCGAACTGAACTTCTCGCGTGGAATCTGCATCGTGATAAATAGTAAAGTTCGCGTCCGAGAATACGTCGGGGAATGTCCCTGCGTATGTCCAGTCGGTCAAAGCTCCCGCATTACTCAAGCGAACGTAGATACCCGCCGGATGCCTGCCGATAAACCAAGTGCCAGATGCCTCACGAACGAGGTAGGCCGAGTTGACTGCGGGAGTTCCAACAGTAATAGGAAGATCGGCGTAGTATTGCACCTCACCGTCGATGTAGGAAGACCCGCCCCCTCCACCGGAGAAGTCCAGCTTTCCAGTAAATGGATTAAATACCCACATTAGCTGATATTGGAAAGACGGTCATTATCCGCCACCGCACCACCGACATAAGTTAAAGTAAGAGTTTTTACGTTACTCCCGCCATTCTTGTAAAAGATTTGGTATATGTTATTTGTGGAACCATAGTAAGTAACGTCCACCTCGTCAAACGGAGGGATTGGAAAAGACGATACCGAGCCTGCCGTCTGGTAGGTGTTTTCTGTGATTTTACGGAGCAGGTTGTTCTGCCCGTCGCCAAGTATCGGTAATGCTGCCATATCAAACTTTTAAGCCTTTAGTTATCGTTAAACAAGTAAATTCACTCTTGGAAGGCAGCGTAGTTCAGCTTCGCGTCAGTCATCGTCCAGCGCATCCACGCCCTCGCTATATCGTTAGGATCGTCAAAGTAAGCTCTGATCTGCACAGACTTCCAATGCGAATCCCACACCCACAGCTTGTTCTTCCCAGTAGGATACATATAAACACAGACAGCATGACCCCACTTGTCGGTATAGATCGTAAGCACCTTCGCTTGTATGCCATTCGCCTTTAGCCCCTGCGTCATTACAATCGCCTCTGGAAGGCAGGCGTTCTTATACTTGCCCACCCACGGAGGAGTATTCGCAGGGGGATTAGCCGTGCATCCCGCTACGAGCAACGCCAGCAGCAGGATGAAGACTCGCATTAGCTCAAGGCTGCAGCAAGCTGTGCGCCAGTCGTAGCAACCGTGCTGGAGTTCTTTAGGCGAGTTCCGATAGCACCGCTCGTCGTAAGCGCGGATGTCTGCGTATCCCAGACTCCAGCAGCAGTAAGCGTTGAGGCGGGGACTTCATTTGTGCCGTCCCAAACAATACTACCCGAGCCGACGTTCGTAGAAGCAGCGATAAAAGCGATCTCGTATGTTCCCGCAGAGCCTGTCATATTCCCGCTGTAGAAGCCAGAGGAACCAACCTCTGTAAGCGAGATGGCGGAACCTACTGAGGCTCCGTTTTGAAAACGTTGCGCGGTGACTGTAAGCCCGCTTGTCGGAAGTGCGATGTTGAGTTCGTTTGCCATAAATTAGATTCCTTTTAGTTTCCACTTAACTTCCACACGATCATCGAACCACTCAAGGTAGCTTTCCCATTCACTTTCTGGCCCCGGAGGATCAGCTTTGATTAGCTCAACAAGCGTGGGATCAACCCAGTCTTCTGGCACAGGATATGGTCGGATTGTATCCATGCGAGGATTTCCTTCATCATCCAGCACAACGCTGGAAAGATATTTATCTCCATTAGGGAATATGAGTCCGTATGTTTTTAGCATAATATTAAGTTCCGTAAGCAACCTCAACTGCGTCCACAGATGCTACCCACCTCCATGTTTCAGATGCAACACCTGTAACCAAGATACGAAGTGTATCGTCGGTATTGTTCACAGAAAGCGCAATCGTTGTTCCCGCCGCGTTATCGGTTCCGATAGTAACAGGGGCGTAGACTTCTGTCGATGTGCCCCCGACATTCTTCACGCAGTATTGGCGAAGGTAGTGCGCAACCGCAGAGCCGTCCGACTTGCTTCCCGTGATGTTGAAGGTGCAGGCGATGATCTTTCCAGATGGAATTCCAAGATATGTCGTAGACCCATCAAGAGCCATCTCTACTCCGGTGTTCGTAGTAGTCTTGCAGCGAAGCACGAAGCGGGCGCGCTGGGCGTCGCCGTTGGCTGCAAAGCGGCCTGATGCGTGGGCCAGCATTGAGAACCTATCAGAGACAGCCTGCTCTCCGCCAACAGTAACAGCACTTGTTGCTGATGCTGTATTAGTATTCCCAGATAAAACGCCAGACCTACTTCCCGACGCCGAATTAGTCTGACCTGCACAAATTGCACTCCTGCTGCCAGAGGCCCCATTCTGATGCCCCGCCAAAACTCCCGCATAAGAATTTGAGGTCGCATTTTCGCCTCCTCCGCATATAGCGGACCGCTGTCCAGTGGCAACTTGACCAGAGCTTGTTCTAGATAACTGTAAATCAATAGCAAAATCGCCCCTTGCATTTCCTCCTGTCGAAGTTCCATCTGGCTTCGCCCCAGCGATTAGTGCCCCCGTGCCTTTCGGCGAGAGGACGAGTGCGCTGTTGGTTTGTCCAGCGTGTTGATTGGTAATGGCTACATTTGCTTGTGTAGAGGTTGTAGCATCGTCGATCACGATGTCGCTGCCCTGTGCCGTTACTCCTCCAGTTCCATCTGCGCGAGGAACTGCGTTGTCTACTGTTCCGAGAGTTCCACCGATACCTGTGATGTTGCCTCCAGAAACCGTGATACCTACGGGAGTCAATTGTTCCATCACGCCTGTTCCCGCAGTGCTGCGGCCTACGATGCGGTTGGTGGCGATGCTAGTAGAAATGTCGGGTGTCGCTCCACCAGAGCTAGTCAGCGGAGCGGCAGCAGAAACAGAGGTTACACCACCCGATGCGTTAAGTGTGGTTCCTGAAAGAGAAAGCCCGGTTCCCAGCGTGATCTCTTCAATCGCACCAGTTCCCGCAGTTCCGCGTCCCAACAGTTTGTTGGTCGCCATGATTGTCTTGCCCGAGCTTGTTCCGATCATCGTTTATGTATAAGTTAGCGTTTCTCTGTCAGACCAAGCACCTGTAGCACTCCCGTCTGAAACAACTTCTCCCGCAGAGTTTATTTCTGTTTTGTAAATTGTCCAGTCATTTGAATCTTCTGGATTACTTTCTGGATAATCTTCCCAAGCAAGCCGTCCGATATAAAGTTCCAATCCGTCTGAACTGGTGGCGGATAAAAACAAATAAAGCGAAGTATCGCGTGGTCTAGCCAGCCGAAATACTTCGCCCGATTCGTCTTTGCTGTAGAGCCTGCGATCCGTTAGATTGATCGCAAGCTCCCCAGCGGTGAGGTCTTGCGCCTCAGGGACTCGCCCCGAGACGCTTGACCGTTTTAATTTGATCGTTGTAGGCACGATCCTTCTAACTTATATTAGAAGGTTCCGCCGTCAACTTCTCCCTCAAGAGCGGAGATGCGGGACTCGTGGTCCGCAACGTCGGTCTCAAGGCTGGTAGCACGTCCCTCAAGGGCGTCGATGTCGGACTCAGCCGTATCCACGCGACCGCTCAGGGTGCTAGCCGCAGACTCAATTGCAGTAATGTCGCTCTCAGCAGTATCAAGCCGACCGTCGAGTGACTCAACGTCACCTTCCAGATCGGTAGCACGGCCTTCCAGAGCGTCGATATCACCTTCAGCAGTCGTAACGCGACCAGCAAGCGTGGTGGCGGCAGACTCGATGGCAGTGATGTCGGACTCGGCGGTGTCGAGGCGTCCGTCAAGGGCAGACACATCGCCTTCAAGGGTGGTGGCACGACCTTCAACGGCGGTAGCACGGGACTCAAGCGAGTCGATATCCCCTTCAGCCGTGGTGACACGTCCGCTCAGGGTAGAAGCAGCACCTTCAATCGCTGTAATGTCTCCCTCAATCGCTGAAAGGCTGTTCGCCACAGTCGAGGCGAAGTTAGCATCATCGTTAAGAGCGGCAGCGAGTTCGTTCAGGGTGTTGAGCGCAGCGGGAGCAGCGTCGATAACGTTGCTGATCGCGGTGTCAACATATCCCTTGTTGGCGGCGTCGGTGGAAGCAACAGGAGTTGCAACGTTCTCAACGACGAGTGAGCCAGCGTCAATACCACCCGAGAAGGTTTTCTTACCGGAGACGGTCTGAGCAGAGGATTTGTCAACGAACGTGCCCTTACCAGCGATGGCCTCAATCGAGGTGCCATTGCCGATGTAGAGTGTTTCGTTTACGAAGTTATGCGCCAATTCACCTGCGAGCAAAGAGGCGGGTGCGCCCGAAGCTCCGGTTAGACGGCGTTTAATGCGGATATTAGTAGCCATATTATTATTTCTTTCTGGTTGTTGTTTTGTTTGAAGCTAGGGTTACTTAGCCCCAGCCCTTCCTTGCGAAAGTGTCGCTGTTTTAAAACTCTCCACCGTCGTTGTCAACACGCAAAGGAACATATTTATTTTGATCGCTATTCCACAGATATGGAAGACCTTCCTCTTCTTCAAAATAAATGCGACCACGCTCTCCCGTTGCTGGAAAGTTATCTTTTGTTTGATAAGTTACCACATCATCGAAGTCGGTAGGCAGGCTGTCTGCGACAAGCTTACCCTTCTCTTCGACCACTCGTCCGTTGTAGATTACTTTCATATTAAGGCGCGTCTGCGTTTACGATGTTGTTGTCTCCGTCTAGGCAGAAACGGATGATGCCGGAACCGGAGGGGGTTTCATAACTTTCGCCGCTGTCTGTAAGCCTGCAATACAAAAGTTGTCCGGTTAACGATCCGCCAAATCCAAACGAACTTCCTTCAGCTACACAATTTTTAAATAATCCAGAGGCAGTTCCTCCAAAACCAAATGAACTTCCTCTTGCAGAGCAGTTTTCAAATATAGCCGAAACCGTTGATCCGTTTCCTCCAAAACTATTATTACCAACTGCAATGCAATTTACAAACTTTCCAATAACGCCAGAATTTTCTCCACCAAAACAATTTATAGACGATCCTGAGTCCGTTGTTTTGCAGTTAATAAATGTCCCAGAAACAATAGAGTTAGCGCCTCCGAAGCTTCCCTCTCCACCGGCAGAGCAATTCTCAAATACTTGAAGCGATTTACTGTTCGCTATTTTAAATGTCTGCGCTCCAACAGAAATTCCGCTAATCCTCACATCATTAGCGGTTACATTCAATGTGTTATTGGAAACAATAACAGCGGGGCTTTGAAACTGTGCGCCTAGTCCTACGAGGTCTACATACTCTGCGTCTATCTCTAGTTCAGAGGAGAGAGGGTATGTGCCGGGGACGATAAAGAGCGTGATGCGATTGGTTGCTGAAGGGCTTTTGGCTTTAGCCTCGGCGTATTTTGCAGCAAGATCGTCGCCGGGCTGGACGAGGACGTAATTGTCTCCGCTTGATTGTAATGCGGAGGAACTTGTGACCGCGCTTGCGTAAGTATTCTGCGCGATCTTGAACAGCAGATTGTGCTGTCCGTCACCTACTCGCGGTTGAGACTCGCCTGTGTTGGCGGCTATTTTCGCAAGAAGGTTGTTCTGTGAATCGTTAAATTGTGGGAACTGTGCCATTTCAAGCAATTCCTGCGCGTTGACGTAGACGCTCTTGGAACGGCACTTCCTCTTCTACGGACTCTTCCTCTTCCATTTCACCCTCTGGCATCTCCTCTTCTTCCATTTCTTCCTCTTCTTCTTTAGCAAGAGGATACCCGTCGATTGAAACAAGGGTGAACTCTCCATCTCCGCAGTAACAAACTTTAGCGAGAACCTCTTTCTCCTCGCCTTCCTTCATATCGGAATAATCGAAACCCTCTGGAGCATCGAACTCGACGCCCTCTTTCTCGGGTTTGCCCATACCGATAATAACAGCCATTCCGCCTTTGCCTTCGTTTTTCATATTGTTCGATCTTTCTTAGTTAAGGTGCGAGGAGGGATCGAACCTCCCCGCACCGTGAGCTAGCTTACGCTACCAACTGCTTAGGAGCAGGACTGGTAGATCGTGGCGGGCGAGCAGCGGAGGTGCATGATCGCATAACCCCACTCAACACGCTTCGGCTGAGAACCCTGCATGAACAGAGCGTAGAAGTATCCGGTCAATCCAAGGATGTTGTTCACATTGTCCTTGTTGTTGATCCAGATGAACTCACCGCGATAGTTGACAGGATCGAACTTCAGTCCCGAACCGGGGCTGGTGATGACCTGAGCAACACGCGAGGTGAAGACGTGCGGGTTGTAGATAACGCTAACCTCGTAAGGAGCGGTGCGGTAAGCCGGATTGACAACCGCTTTGCTGCCAGTGGTGGCTGCGGCGTTCGCGTAGAACGGAACGCGGACAAACTGCCCGTTGACGAAGTTGTAACGAGGAGCTTGGCGATCAACGATGTGAACGAAGCCAGAATAGGCGAACGAAGCGCCGAAGGGCTTGATCAACTCGTCAACCTGCGAAGAGAAGCGGAGGTCTTGACGGATGTCAGAGTTCTGCTTCTTGATGTAGTTCGACGTTTCAGGCGAGCAGATGAGCGCGTATTGCGGCTCACCGTCAACCATCGCATAATGACCCTCGGCGGAATCACGAGCCAGATCGAGATAGAACTGGTCGAGCATACCTTGGTCGAGAGCGAAGGTCGGGGCCACGGCGGGGAACGCCTGATCCGAACCGCTGACAGACATGGCGAGCGTGTCGTTCACGTCGGTAACAACTTTGTTGCCGCAGAGACGGATGAACTCGTCGCGGTAACGGTTGCTCCAGAACCACTGGCTGTTCTCTTTGAGAACCTTAACCTCACCAGCCAACTGCTCCTCGGCCTTCCACGCAGTGCGGAGGTCGTTGACGCAGAAGCCGGGGCTACGGATAGCCGACTGCTGGAGGTTGTAGCTCTTGAGGGTGCGGGCAAACTCAACGGTTTGCGGGGTCGGGTTACAGGAATTGCCTGTTCCGTCGTTGGTTCCGACGTCTTCCCAAGCGGTGGAACTGACGTTGCCGACAGTCGAACGCTCTTGGATAAGGGTCTGGATTGACTCACCCATTCCGGCAGGGAAGGTATCCTGTTTGATGAGGCGGTTCCACACATCGGTTCCGATAAGTTTCGCGGAGATCATTTCTCCGATACGACCAGCTTCTTGCTGGAGTTGCTGATTCACATCAGCGAGATTGTATTGTGACATTTGTTTATCTTTCTAAATGATTGTTAATTGTAAGTCGCCTCTCCCGCATTTGCGGAAACGGCATTTTCTCTTATCTCCTCTGAGCCACTTGAGAAGCCCTTGCGGGTTTTTTTAAGCTCACAATTAGTCTATACTATGCTTGCGGAACACAGCCTCCGTGGAACCTTTTTAAACAGGTTATCCAACCCTGCATCGCAAGGGGTAATGTATTATTTAAAGTTATGCAAGGATTATTTACAAAAAAGAAAGGCGCACCATTTACGATGCGCCCTTCAATCAGTATGACAACACTAAACTATGCAACCATTCGGGACACCATGTTCTTCACGAAGTCTTCCGTGTCAACCTTGGTGTAGTCTACTGGTTTGTTTGTATCTTGAGGAGTCCTCGGTGAGGAGCCTCCTGCGGCAGGCGCGGCACCACCGCGCAACTTGACGTTCTCTTTACGGGTTGTTTCTAACTCGCTTTGGAGTGATGTGATGCGATCCACGAGATCGGGGAGAATAGCAGCCCCCGCGATTCCGTAAACCTTGAGGTCTTCGGGCCACTCGTCGTAATTCATAATCTCCTGTTGGAGTTTCGCTACGTCTGGACGCTTGTCTTCCGGCAGAAGGTTAAACACCTTTTCTCCGATCTTGGGGATGACCGTATTGATCGCAGTTTCGCGTTGAGCGATAAACTGTTTATACGCCTGTTCGCGTTCGGCTAGTTCGCGTTTCTGCGATAACTCAAACGCTTCTTTGCTGTTCTGTTCGATCTCTTGTTTGCGGTTGTGGATGGCAAGCATGTTGTCCGCAAGGGTGTAAATCTTTGTCTTGTCCCTTTCAGACCAATCGGCAAGCAACTCTTCCAAGGCTTTGGGGTTGCCATTAATGTCGGCTTCCAAAGCATCAACAATATCCGCACCGTCTACGTTGTTTCGCTTGGCGTAGAAGTCCACGTCATCGAACAATTTGTTAAGAGGCTCCGTAACGTATTGCTTATACTCCTTGCTGGATTGAACCCGCGAGATGTAAAGCTCTCCGTCCAAAGCTTCACGCTCTGCCTTGATCTCTTCGATCTGGGCCTTAAGAGTGTCGACTTCTTTTGAGGTAGACTCAAACTCCTCGCCGCGTTTTTTAAGTTCGGCAAGTTCCTTTTGAGCGGACTTCAAGTCTTTCTCTGCTTGCTTGAGTTCCTTCCAGCGAATCTTGGACTTTTCGTCGGTAGGCTGGGGTTCCTCGGATTCTGCGGCAACTGGCTCCTCGGTAGAAGGTTCTTCTACTTCTGGAGTGGATTCCACTTTTTGCCCCGTCTTTTCTGGAGCAGGTTCCGCCTTCGCTTCTTCTTTGATAGCGTATGAAGGAACGGGTGTGTTTGGATTCGGGGGACGCTCGGTTAGCGTGGACTCCGCGCTAAGATCATTCCTAGCAATGGAATCCAATGCTCCGCGTAGATTTGTAATTGCCTCGTTTGTAGAAGCTGGTGCCTCTTGTGCTTGTTCGGACATGTTGCCTTTCTATTGTTTACTTTTTGATGCCTGCACGGTGACGGGCACCCCAAGCCTTGCCTTTGGTAGCAACGCTGGTTTTCTTTCCGATTGTTTTCTTCGCAGGTGCCATAGCTCCCATGCGACCACTTTCTTTTTGCATTGTTTTCATATCTTTACTCCGGTTGGTTGTTGATTTGTGAGAGCCTTTCAGCCTCGTTGATTTCGTCCACAGTGTATAACCCTGTAGAGAAAAGTCGTTCTCTTGCTTGCTTAATGTATTCCTGTTCAAGCCTGTTGTCTTTAAGTTGAGGGCGCTTGGCAAGCGATTGCAGTTTGTTGTGAAATTCGTTAGCTCCGATTGACTTGCCCGCTTCCAAAGAAAGAACGTCACGCATATCCACATCGCTGCGAACTGCTGGTTCTTTAGGAAACGATTCTTGTCGAACAATAACAAGTGCTTCCTTCATAACTGGATCGTCAAGCAATGCCTCAAGCCTAACGAGTTTCTCTGAGTTGAGTTGGAATAACTGCCTTGCGGTCATACGCGGATGCCCTGACGTTGTATTTTACTCGCAGCCTCCGCATCGCGGATTGCAAGTTTCTGGTTTGCTTCCTGTTGTTTCATAATCATCTTCTGCTGGTGTGACTGGTAATCCATCTCCAGCTTGGCCTGACGCTCAGCGCGTTGGGCTTCGATCTTCGCAATAACGTCAGGCGATATTCCTTGAGGGGTAGCCTCTACAGCCTGTCCTTGCGCCATAGCGGCCTGCTGCGCCTCCATCTCTTTAGCCTGCATCTTCTGAACCTTGAGCGTTCCGTTGTGCAGAATCTCGTCGGCCTGCTGAAGCATCTTGCGGAACATCGCAGACTCTTGACGGAGCAACGGGTCTTGCGACATACGCTCGACGTGCTGGGCCATGTGCTGGTTAAGATTGTTGATACCCGGCAATACTCCAGCGATAGACATCGGGTCAACCTCCAAGGCATCCTGTGTTTGAGTGACCAAAGGATTGAGTGCTTCGGCGTGAACCTTGGCGTGGACAAGATCGTTCTGTCCGTCGAGGACGGTAATCTGTCCACCTTGGACGAGGACGTTGTTCTCGACTTGAGCAAGCGATGCGTCCCAAGTGGGTGTCTCGGTTTCGCCGGGAGCAACAGCGTAACGTGCTGCATTCTCGTAACCAGCAGTCTCCGAAGCGATGTCCCAGATAAGGTTCTTCTTACCGAAGTCAGGCAGCGAACCAAAGATTGCCATCAACCTATCGTAAGCCAACATACGGGCGGCTTCTGATCCAGCACCGACTGGTTTGGTGATTCGCAGGCGAGCTGTATCCAACGCGTAAAATGCTTGGAGGTAGCGGTCTTTCGCACCAAATCCTTCCGACCCACGCATGAGCAAACGTTTCTTGAGTTCGGAAATATATTGCCCGCCAGATTCCGTAGCGTCGTAATCGCGGCGTTTCATTCGATTAATCATCTGGCGCATCAAGCTCTCCCAAGGATCGAAGAACAAGTTAAGCGCAGAGATGGACATCTTCGCAATGTTGCCGAGTTCAGCGCGGACTTGTGTAGCAGATTTCTCTACGCTCGTGTTGATAAGCGATTCCGTGTTGTAGGAAGAGGTTCGTTCGCGGAACAGTTGAGTAAACGCGTTAACGATAGGCAGCGTTCCGTTACTGACGTTGGGAACTATAGTATCCTTAATGACCTCAATACCCGGAGAAAGCAAATTATAGACTCCATTCGGGATGAACTGCATCTCTTGCAATGCAGACTCGTCTTTAGGTTGGAACGTAGGAGCCGAACCAAAAGACGCAATTTCCAGCAAAGAACAATACGCACGGTTCAGTGCGCCGTTAATTGCGAAGACGTCGTATCCCTGACCGCGAACGCCGTGATAGTAGCCGTTAGTTCCAACTCCGTAAGTAAATACAGTATAGGCTTGGTAGCTGTCTTCAAATCGCCCGATCTTCTTGTAAAGGAAGTCCTGCACTCCGTTGTCATCCACGATCATGTAATGACTTACCTTATCGTCAAACTCCTTAACCCAGATGTGAACAACGCGAATCGACTGTTGGTTCGCTGCTTGTGTGGTGAAATACAAATCGTTGTTGCGAAGCTCGATCTCAAGTTTCTCCCAATCGTATTGTCGGAACTGGTAGTAATTGTTGTTGTTGTTGACGCACTGGATGATCGCTCGCTTGCATGCCTCTACGTTAAATCCGTTGATTGTGGCGACCTCCTCGTCTTTGATCAACTGGTAAAGTTGAGTCGGACTGTAGAATCGCAGGCAGGCAGCAACGTCGATATTCTCCTGACCGATCTCCGTCTTACGGGGAATCTTGAAATCAGACATGTCGGTTGACTTCCAGCGCCAATCCCACTCGTCGTTGAACAAAGCAACGCCAACTCCGTGCTTGATAAACGCATTGCAAAGCTTGAGATACGTCGGGAAGAAGTTCCTCCAAGAGCGAATACAAGCAGTCACCTCTTGGGCAACAACCTGCTCAAGCTCGTCCCTTTCAGCCATCGGCCCGTAAGTAGTCGGGCAGCTAAAGAACGTTTGGGGCGCATTGATGATATCCGTGTATCCTGCAATCGCGGTGTCGAGAACCTGTTTGGCGAATCCCCAAGAGACGTTAACTCGGTATCCTTGTCCGGCGTTGATAAGCGCACGTTCGTCGTAGGGTCGCTCGTTGTCGTAAGCAGCGTCAATCTTGCTGCGGTCAAAGGCGCTAACCGCATCCGCCCTGCGCAATGTCTCCCAAATCTCATAAGCTGATTTAGCGTCCTTAATGCGGGAAACTGGCGGCTTGCCCGTCTCCTGCGAAAGTGTTTGCAATACGTCACTCATTCTTCATCCTTTACTTTGCGATCCTTGAACATGCTGAAGAACGATTTTGGTTTTTGCTTAACCTCTTTCTTTTCCTCGGTTTCCTCAAACTCCTCGGCAATTCGTTCGGCATCTTCTACGGATACTTGTTTAGCTACTTTCATATCGTTGTTGTTATTGTCCAACAATAGGTTGATGAGACTTCCATCCTTGCAACCGTGAACGAGAACGGCGTCCTCGTGAATCGGATTGTTGAAATGAATGTCCCAAGCCAAGTTGGCAATCGAATCACATACAACATCGCCTTTCTCTTTGCGATAGTTTTTTGTCCTCCAATTATTTTGAATGGATTTCGAATCGTTTAAGGACGGCACAGTATACCATTGGATGACCGATGACCAATGACGTGTGGTTGCGGAGAGTGAGGATAAAACTGGAGCGTGGCAGATTTCTGTCGAGTAGATGCCGACAGGAGCCATGCGGCTTCCAACAGCGGATTCAGGAAGCAGTTCGCCGTTGCGTCCTTCGTAGTTTCGTTCTTTTGCTCCGAAGTAAAGTAATGGTTCACGCTTCTCCTTCACTGCTTTGGTTGTATCCGCATAATATTCTGCACTCAAAATATCCAGCCAGTTATCCGTAATCGGCGTAGTGTCCAACTCAAACCACAGGAAGGCATCGAGTTCCTCGTCGTTGCGCAGATGGTAGCAAGCCTGTTGGAAATAATGATTGCAAGCCATAGGCCAGCCGTAGTTGTTGTCTGGGATGATAAGTTTATCAACAGTATCGAACTTACCGCGAAGCTGTTCCACTGCAGCGTCTACATCCGCCTGAACGGAATGCGATCCAACAACGAGCAGGTCGTGGTCTGGCGTGTTTTCGTATTTGTCAAAAGCTGCGTAGAGATTAGGCAGCAGTTCTCGGTCTGATTGCGAAATAGGAATAACTAATTTCATATTAAAAAAGCATCGAAAAAGTCGCTTTAAAGCGTATGGGTGAGGACGGTCTTTTATCGTCCACAAACTCTTGGCAGTTTACTTTTCGCCAAACGCGGCGAGGCATAAAGAAGCCATACTCGTAAATACCGCGAGATATAATGATAACTTTAAAACCCGCACGATCCAACACGAACTGCGATCCTTGGAGTGAGCGTTTAACAGCCAAAGCCAAAGGACTGTTAAGAGGATCGTGCTTATAGCCGTTGTCATAGTCGGAGGGATTTACTTGGATGTGGAAAGTAACATCCTCGCGTTTTGCGTCAATAAACTTTTCGGCCTGCGTTTTCTCCAGACCGAGAGCTTGAAGGAGCGTCATACCATTCCGGCTTCGCGCTTGGCTTTTTGGATTTCCTTCTTGAGCCAAGAAGTGAACGTGGTTCCCTTCATCATTAGCCAAGCCCGAAAGAACTTCCAATCGTCTGGATTCAGCTTGGCAACTGTCCTGTGTTTGCACTCTTTTTCGTTTGACATGGGGCATAGTTATACACTAATACACACCCGTTGCAACAATTTTTTTGAATGAATATAGACGGCGACCCAAGCACTCCTATTTACGGCGAGCCGATCAAAGGGAGAAAATATAAATACGGATTCAACTGGCGGCAAGGAACGCACGATCTTGCTATTGAGTTAGCAATGTTCCGCGAGAAGATTACTCGCCGAATCCCAGAAGATACAGGAGGACATAAAACATCAGACCACTTCCTTGCGATTGCTAGGGCGCTTTGGCCCGAGAAGGAAGGCAAGGCAGCAGCCAACTTTATCTGGCACCCTTGGGCGACTCGCATGTTAGAGGCCTCTTGCAAGTATGACTACCTTGCGATTGCTGGCTCGGGCGGCTTCGGCAAGTCAGAATTTTATGCAATATGGGCTATTATTAACTATTTAGCCGATCCAGAGAACACGATTGTCCTCGCTACTTCTACTACAATCAAAGCATCAAAACAGCGTATCTGGGGTAAGATCGTCAAGTATTGGCAAATCTGCGAACAGCTTGGATTGCCGGGTAAGCTTGTAGATTCGCTTAATACGATTCGCTATGTGGATGGCAAGGGTAAGGCAAGCAAGGGCGATCTCGCTGGTATCACGTTGATCCCCGGCGAAAAGAAGAAAGAAAAGGATGCCACAGGCAAGATGCAGGGTATCCACCAAAAGAACGTTATCTTTGTCGCGGACGAGCTTTCAGAACTATCCGAAGCGATTACTGAAGTAGCATTTTACAACTTGAGCAAAGGTTGTGAACGTTTTCAGTTTATCGGAATTTCCAACCCTGCGTCTTACGTAGATGCGTTCGGAAAGTTCGCCAAGCCTAAAGCAGGATGGGATTCGATTTCTGTAGACGATGACGATTGGGAGACAGAACGTGGGACATGCATCCATTTTGATACACTAAAGAACCCGAATATGATGAAGGGTAAGAAGGTATATTCGTGGATGGATGGGCCGGAAGACCTAGAGAAGGTTCCCGTATCAGAACGCAATACAGCCTCGTATTGGCGAATGTATCGCGGGTTCTGGTGCCCTGCTGGGGTTACAGATCAAATTTACAGCGAGGTTGAAATCATCAACGCTAAGGCTACAGACAAAGCGATCTGGCTGGATAACGAGCTTGTTAAAGTCGCGTTCCTCGATCCCTCGTTTACCAATGGAGGAGACAGGGCGATTCTTTACTTTGGAACAGTTGGTAAGTTAATCGAACCCTACGGATACAAAGGATTGCAATACGACGAGTTTCTTAAATTCGCCGAGGATGTTACAGATCAGTCCTCCACCCGAACCGAGCAGATTGTTCGCTGGTTTAGAGACGAATGCGTAAAGCGTGGAGTTCAGCCGAAGAACGCAGGATACGATAAGTCTGGCGCAGGCGGGCCGCTGGGAGACGTTATCTCAATCGCTTGGAGTAAAGATGTCTTTGGCCTTCAGTTCGGTGGAAAGGCATCAGAGAAACCAGTCTCAGCATACGACCAGACACCTGCGTATGAGCGGTATGTTAACTCGGTTAGCGAGATATGGTATTCACTCAAGGAATACATGCGGGCAGGACAAATTAAAGGCATCTCAAGCGATATGATGCAAGAGATGTGTCAGCGCAAACTTGATAAGCACGGAGTTAAAGACTTGAACATGCGCATCAAAGTAATGCCTAAGTCTGAAATGAAGTTATCTTACGGCATGTCGCCGGACATTGCAGACGCAGGAATGGGGCTTCTTGCGCTTTGTAGGGAAAGACTAGGCTTGGACAGCACCACCGTTACCAAGGCGATAAATCAGAACAACAGAGTTGAAAGCAAAGGTTGGAAAGAAGCATTCAGCAAATTCCGCACGGTTTATCGCTGAAGTATTGTTAAACAATACCTTTGCGCCTTGCTTCGTCTAGTTCTTCCTGCGTCCACTGCTGGGCATACCACACGGGTTCGTCCCAAGGAATCGGCCTTTGTCTATCCACACCAAACGAGAGTCGTCCGTAAGTATTTGGAGATTGTTCCTCCAGCTTAACGAACTTGTCTTCTGGAAGCATGTCTTTATCGCTTGGGAGAAATAGATAATCGCGGATGAATTCAAGAATACACCAGTGTTTGATAAGGAATGTCGCTTGAGCGCAAGCCATCCAAGGTGCTGCTGTCATTTTTGCGCCGAATACCATTCCTTTATCTCCGCAATCTTCGTATAGTTTACTTGGAACATCGCCGTGCCAAATGCAGTCCGACTCTTTGAATATCAGGTCTTTATTCGCTCCGTAAGCGATCATCGCTAGTGTAAGGACAGAATGCGACCATCCACACAATCCATCTCGATTCTCCTTAATGCAATCCCCTACATGCCCCAAGTTATCGTTTAACAAGATCATGTTGTCGCAATCAGCGGGAACCTTCGTGCAGACTACGTAATAATTTTTCGTGTATTTCTCG